AGGAGCGGGGGCTATCATATTTACTACAGGTGCCGGGAGATAGGCCGGAATATAAAACTATCTGTAAAAGAAAACCGGGAGGTACTTATAGAGACCCGGGGAGAGGGTGGCTATGTGGTGGCACCTCCTACAGCCGGATACGAATTTATACAGGGATCCCCCGGAACCATACCGGAAATTACACCCCAGAAAAGGGAGGTAATTCTCACTATAGCCCGGAGTTTTAACGAAGTGGAAGAGGAGAAGCCCCGGCCCAGAACCTCTACAGTATCCCCCGGCCCCCTCCATACCCAGGGACTCACCCCCTGGGAGGACTACAATAACCGGGGGGATATAATAGCCCTGCTGGAGAGCCACGGCTGGAGGGTAGTAAGCCAAAAAGGGGAAAATATAAACCTCCTGAGACCTGGGAAAACGGACAGTAAGACCTCCGGGAGCTACCATACCCGTCTCCGGGTCCTCTACATATTTAGCACCTCTACAGTTTTTGAAAATAAGGGATACACCCCCTCCGCTGTTTTTTCCCTGCTGGAGTGCGGAGGAGATTATACACTCTCCGCCCGGAGGCTCCGGGAGCTGGGATACGGGGATAAACTGGAGAAGTACAAACCAGCCCCTACTATGGTAAAAACGGAGACAATAACGGTAAGCACGGGAACAAAAGCAACCCAGGGGACCACGGTAATAAGCACCCCGGGGGATACCATAAAAATAGAAGATCTGCGGGGGGATGAGGTAGTAATAACCTCCCCGGGACCGGAGGCCACAGCGGAGGTACTCAGGACCCTGGAGATGATAGCCCCGACCCGAAAAAGGACCTATATAAAAGAGGGGGATACCCCGGCTATACGGGAGTATGAGTACCAGCTACAGGCCCTGTTAAACAGCTATGATAAAAAGCTGGAGGAGGTGGGGGATCTCTCCACCCAGGAGACAGATAGCCTACTGGATGAGGTTGTACAACTGGGGGCGGGGCTGGATCCCCTGGACCGGGACCAATACAGAGCCCTGGTAATGGCCATACCCTGGGTAAAGGACCGGGGGATAACCCAGGAGAGCTACCAGGTGGCTGTAGACAGGCTCACCACCACACGGGAAAAGGAAAACCGGGCTAAGGAGCTATCTAAAACGCTCTACGATGTAAAAAAGCTACAGGAGGCCGGGAATACGGAGGAGGCCCTGGAGACGCTAAAAAAGAAGCTGGGAGCAATAGAAACCACCACGGGGCAGGGGCTACTCCCCAGGGTCCTGAGCTACTCCGCCCTGCTGGATGAGATAGCCACGCTCCCCACCACATTAAAAACGGGCTACCCCTCCCTAAATGAGTTTATAGGATTTACCCCCGGAGCTATCTCCCTGGTGGCTGGGAGGCCTGGCCACGGTAAAACAACCCTGCTATTTAATTTCCTGCTGGATATGGCCCAACTGTACCCGGAAAAGGTATTTTATTTTTTCACCTATGAGGAGCCCCTCCGGAACCTATCCGTAAAACTGCTGAACAGGCTAACGGCTACGGACCTGAGCCCCTACTACAGGACGGCCCGGGACCTGGCCAGATCCACGAACTACGAATTTTTAAAGAGCTACATAAAAGCCGGGAGATCGGATATAGTGGCTGTGGAGAATGGTAAACGGAGGCTCCGGGACCTCATAGACGGGCAGAGGATCCGGATAGTAGATAGGAGCTACCCGGTGGAGGATCTCCATAAACTGATCCTGTACCTGACCCGGGAGAAAAGGGAGGATATAGGAGCGGTATTTATAGACTATATCCAGCGGATGAGTACCACCCGGAGGACCCAGGACAAAAGGACGGAAATAGCCCATATTTCGGATATGGTACTACAGATAGCAAAAGATAGCGGACTGCCTATAATTCTGGGGGCCCAGTTTAGGAGAAAAGAGGCCGGTAGGCCGGGGCTGGATGATCTAAAGGAGGCCGGGAACCTGGAGGAGGACGCTAATACAGTTATCCGGGTATGGAACCAGAGCCGGGAGGATGAGGAGCCCAAGACCGGAAAACAAGACAAGGAGATAGACCTGGAGATAACAGCACTAAAAAACAGGGAGGGGGAACCAAACCAGAGCACTATCCTAACCTTTGATAAATGGACCGGGGTAATAACGGACCCCACCCACTCCAGGGATATCGGACCACCGAAAGAATTATTTTAAACCCGGGAATAAAGGTAATAACGGTAATATGAGTAATAAAAATAATAACGGTAAGCCTGGGAGAGTGATCTCCATAGCCAACAATAAGGGGGGAGTTGGGAAAACCACTACAGTAATAAACCTGGGGGCCGGGCTACAGAAACTCAATAAACGGACCCTGTTAATAGACCTGGATCCACAGGCCAACCTCTCCCAGAGCCTAAGGATCATAAACACCCGGGAGGCGAATATCTATAAATCTATCCGGGGGGAGGCCCCGCTGGATCCTGTAGAGATACTCCCCGGTTTGGATGCTATCCCCTCCACGCTGGACCTCTCCGGGGCAGAGGTGGAACTGGCCAACGAACCGGGGCGGGAGTACATACTAAAAGAGCTCATAGAGCCCCTCAGGAGCCACTACGGCTATATCCTCATAGATACGCCCCCGAGCTTAGGACTGCTAACCATAAACGCCCTAACGGCCTCTCAGGAGGTAATTATACCACTACAGGCCGAATACCTGGCCACCCAGGGGCTCACCCGGCTAATGGAGATAGTAGAGAAGATCCAGAGGAGGCTAAATACGGAGCTCCTGGTAGGGGGGGTATTTATTACCCAGTATGACAGCCGGAAGATCTTAAATAGAGATGTGGCGGAGTTTATAAAAACCTACTTTGAGCGGGATATGTTTACTACCCGGATCCGGGATAATATAGCCCTGGCGGAGGCCCCGGCCCAGGGGCTGGATATTTTCAGATACTCCCCGAAAAGTAACGGGGCGGAGGACTATCTGGCCCTGACTAGGGAGATACTAAGGAAACACAGTAACAACGGTAAACACGGTAATAAGATTAAACACGGGAATAAGAAACAGACCCACCAATAAAAAAAACTATGGCAGGACCGGAGACAGAAGGAGAAGATATGCCCGAGAATATGGGCAGAGGCCGGGAGCTTGATCTGGATAATAGACCTGGGAAAAAAGAGAAGGGGCCGGGAGTTAAAAAATAAAAAACTGAATGAAGTAGTAAAAAACCAAAAAAGCGACTATGAGTAAGAAAAATTTTAGCGGAGGCCTGGGCTCCCTGCTGGGGGAACAGCCGGAACAGGGGCGGGGTAAACCCTCCCCCAGGATAATTACAAAGAGCTCCCAGAAGGGGACCCGGGAGGGGGAGACCCGGGCTACATTTGTGGTAAATGAGGAGCTCCTGGAGAAAGTAAAAGCTATAGCCTACTGGGATAGGATCTCTATAAAGGAGGTACTAAACCGGGCACTACTGGACGCTGTGGCCCTGTATGAGCAGGAGCACGGGGCAGTTAAACCCATACCGAAAAAATAGGGCTATGGAAAAGGATCCGGATTTTTACTACAGGGATGAGGGCTCTATAGTCCTCCTGATCCCCCAGAATGAGACGGCCCGGGCCTGGACCAGGGAAAAGCTCCAGGATACACCCCGCCAGGATCCGGGCTACATAGCAATAGAGCCCCGGTACTTTGAGCCAATACTGGAGGGGATAGATACCGGGGGGATGGTAATAAAGAGGCTGGAGAATACCCAGCCCCGCACGATTTTACAAGTTAAACAATTAAAAAATAAAGAATATGCCTACTATTTTTAACGGAGTGACATTTTACACAGTTAAGGAGGTATCGGAGATCCTCCAGCTATCTGAGCAGTCTATCCGGAAGTATATCCGGACGGGTAAACTGCGGGGCCAGAAGATAGGGAAACCCGTATACATACCGGCCAAGAGTTTAAACGACTTTTTTAAACCCAGCCTGGGGGAGGATCTCCCGGGGATGGAAACAATAAACGAGAGTACGAACAACAAATAAAACCGGGAAAATGGAACCTTATGACAGACGGGTATAAGGTTAAAAAACGGGGTAAAATACCCCTGTACTGCCGTAAACATTACATAACGGAAGTAGAAAATGGAGAAAATAAAAATAGATCTGGATATGGCCAGGGAGCTGGAGCCTGGTAAATTTGACGGGATCCAGGAGGCGGAGGTAATTCTAGACGATAACGGCAACCCGGAGGCAGTATACGCAAAAACAGAGGACGGCCTGGAGATGGTAATAGAAACCAGCCCCCCCCAGGGACCCCGGGCACAGGGAAAAAAGAAGGGCCCAACTATGGAGGAAAAATACGGGGAGATGGAGCCAATGAAGTACCCCCAACCGGAAATAGAGGACAGGCTAAAGGATCTGGGGATAATTACCAAAGTGGGGCGGAGCTGGAAAATTACCCCGGATAACTTTATAAAATTCTGGAACCTCCGGGCCAGGGGAGGGCTATCCCCCCGGGAGTATGCCTATGGCCTATTTTTCGCTCAGGTACCCCCAGCCCTGAGAAAAGGTAAACCAACAATTTTCTATAAAGAGCTGGTGGGGGGCGGGGTGCCTACATACTGGGTACTGAATAAAGAAAAGCGGAGAGGGAGGCCTCAAAAAGATAAACCGATAAAGGGGAATTTTCCCACGGGGAAACACCTCATAGATAATATCCTGATAAACCACCGGATAAACCAGCAGGGGAACCTATTTGATACGCTCCTCCCCGTGACTAAGGACAGGCTAAACAGGACCCAGACTACAGCCGAATATATAAACCGAAAAGGGGAGGGGATAAAACTCTCTAAAGAGGATTATATGTTAATCCTGTGCCTATCCAAGATCCTGCACGAAAAAAGCCAGAACACCAACAAAACGGGAAAAGACTACTACTCCGGTAATATGGGTTATGAGGTGGTAAAGTGGGGAACACAGCAGGGGGAAATAGAAGTAATGGCCCCGAAAATAGGAATTACCCCGTATGAAATAGCCAAAGAGTACTATGGAGGTGATAACATAGGCGGGGAAAATGTGCGGGTAGTATCCCGGATGCTTTATAACCTGGCCGATGACCCGGATAAAAAGGCCCTGATGAGGTATAAACGGGTAGTAAGGCTCAGCAAAGATAAAACCCGGGAGTATTTTATAGAGAGATACGAAAGTTTAATATCAATAGCCACAGCCGGGTATAAGGATTTTTTAAACGGGAACCAGATAGATGAGCGGAGAGACCTTGTAATTATCCTCCACCCTATCATAAGGGACCAGATAGAAAATAAAAGTGTAGATTTTCCCATAGACATAACCAGGAGAATGATAGAGGCCTATGGATCCCATAACATACCGGAAATGACTAACAGGCTGGTATTGGAACTGGCCAGGCAATACTCCGGGCGGAGATCCCTACCAAAGGATGAGGAGGGGAACCATATCTATACCATAGGAGCCGAAAAACTCTACTGGAAAATAGCCGAGAACTATATGAACCCAAAAACAGGGAACCCGAGAAAAGGGCCCAAGCTCAGAAAGTATTTTTTAAAGTCAATAGAGACCTGTATATCCCTGGGGATACTACACCACTATACGGAGAGAAACGGTAAAACCGGGGACCTGTTAATAGATTTTTACCTGAGTAAAAAATGGGAATAATCCGGCCCGGACATAGATGTAAAACTATGGAGTCTGGGTCCCAAAATCATATAAAACTATGGAGTCTGGGTCCCTAACTATGGAGTCTGGGTCCCTAACTATGGAGTCTGGGTCCCTGAGGTATTCCGTAAGTTATTCTAATATAGATAATTACAGCGATAAAAAAAAGAGGTAGTATTTTAATAGATATTAATAGATATCTATTAGAGAGAGAGCTCCATTTTTATTACGCTCTCTTTTTTTTTTCTGGTAGAAAAAGAGTAAAACAACCCCAAAAAAGATACCCCCGCTCCAGGGAATAGCATAGTATATATAATTCCATTGATATTCCCAGAATGGGCGGGGATCTCTATAAACACCCTCCGGGATCCGGCCAGGATCTCCAGGCGATGGCCGGGGATGGTGGCGGGGAGGGGGCCTCCCATGTCCATAGGTTTTACCCCCACGATCGCACCTAAGGCACGAGTTTATTTATGCAAATTACAGGAACCCGGCCCCCGGTAGCTATCGGACAATAAATTGTCCGAAACAAAAACCACGGCACCGGCCCCCGGATCCACCCCCGCCCGGATCCTCCTCCTGTAGTATCTCCCGGGTATTTATTACCTTTATTCCCCGTTAAACAAGGTAAACACGGTAATAATGGGAACATATAGCACCTCCTCCGGATCTGATCTCTACCCCCCGCTCTTCATTGATAGACCGGGGCACAAACCTAAGCCGGGCAGGAATAAACCTACCACCCCATACCATACCTCTACATGGAGCCGTCTCTCCTGCGAGTTTAGGCAGAGCTCCCCCGACTGCCAGGAATGTAAGAAACAGGGAATAGTTACCCGGGCGGAGTATACCACCCACCGGATACCCTGGCCGGGCTGTGATTTCTGGAAGCGGGAGAACTGGGTAAACCTATGCCGGATCCACTACAGGGAGAAGAGGAGAAGAGATAAAAGCCAGGGAAGAGGATCCAGGTAAGTTATACAAATGTATTTCCGATGTAGAACATTAGTATCTGAGCTCCCCCCTCCGGATCCGGAACAGCCCCCCGGGAGTGAATGTTAATAAATTATTACCTGATAAACAGATATTGTTTTTATTACCACAGCACCACGGGGGCCGGGGTATAGGGGTGGGGGATACCCCAAAAAATATAGCTAAGTATCTGATACCCATAGGGGGGTGAAAATCTCTTTTTGAAAACGGAGTGAGACCGCACTCCCAAAAGGTGAATTTTCCGGTGAATATCGAGGGGGGGTATTAAACAGCTCCCCAGCTCCTCCTAATAGTTTATAACTATTTGGTAAATTATATCTCCAAAAGTGGAGATAGTATTACATTATTATATATCTTTACGAAGTAAACAATAAAAAACAGGGTATGAGAGCTGTAGCAATAAAACACGGTACCAGAGGCCTGGCCAGGGTCTCCCCGGATAGGATCCAGGAGCTGGTAGATGCTTTTTTAAACGCTCAGGATGTTAAACCCACCTCCCGGGCCTCATACCGGAGATCTCTCCAGCAGTATTTAAAATGGGTAGGTAAACGGGGGTACCAACTCTCCCAGATAGCCCGGCCCCACCTCCTGGAATATAAGGAGGATTTACTGGCCTCAGGGCTGACCAGTTTAACGGTATCCGCCTATATTACGAGCCTCCGGAAATTCTACGAGTGGACCGAGGCGGAGAAATTCTACCCGAACATAGCCCGGGGGATAAAGCTCCCCAGGAGAACCCAGCAATTTAAAAAACAGCCCCTCACCCCGGAACAGGCTACGGACCTACTTAATTTTTACCAGGGTAAGGCCCTCCGGGATTATGCAATAGTAACCCTCCTCCTCCGGACCGGGCTCAGGACTGTAGAAGTGATCCGGGCCAATGTGGAGGATATTACCTATAAAGGGGGCACCCGGGTATTATTGATCCAGGGTAAGGGCCGGGACGAAAAGGATAATTTTGTACAGCTCACAGATAAAAGCTACGCCCCTATACGGGCATACCTGGCCACCAGGCCGGGGGCTAAGGGATCGGAGCCCCTGTTTACCAGTACCAGCAATAACAGCAGGGGGGAGAGGCTAACTACCCGGAGTATCTCCTTTATAGCTAAGGAGGGGCTAAAGGGTATAGGTTTGGATGAGAGAGCCTACACAGCCCACAGCCTGAGACATACCGGGGCTACCAATATCCTGAGGACAACGGGGGACCTGGAACAAACCCGGCTATTCTGTAGGCACACCAACCCGGCCACTACTTTGATCTATGTAAAAACCCTGGAGGAGGAGCGGAGACTACAGCACTCCGGGGAGGCCGTACTGGATGGAATTTATTAATGATAACCCATAAAAATTACAGAAAATGCCCAGAGGTAGACCACCGAAAAACCCGGAATTAAAAAAGCTCTCCGGGACATACAGGCCCCGGGAAGCAGACCCGGGAGCCCTGATAACAACAGTACCCGAGCCCCCGGCAGAGTTAAACCTGGAGGCGGGGAACCTGTTTAAAAATGCCTGTAGGATCCTCATAGATCGGAAAATGCTCCACCCGGAGGATATACACCTGGTAGTTATTTTCGCTCAGGAATACTGGACCTACCTCCAGGCAGTAAACAACCTCCAGCGACCGGAGGACCATATCAATACCACGGCCTCCGGGTACCTCCAGCCCAGCCCCTGGGTAAATATCCGGAACACGGCCCAGAAAGCAGTTAGGGAGGTGGGGGCCCTCATCGGGTTGGATCCTTTTAGCCGGGGCAGGATGGGGGTACACCAAGAAAAAACAGACGAACTGGACACACTAGTAGAGTACTGGACTAAAAAACAATGATATGACAGCCAGGGAAAAGAGATACATAGAACAGATCCGGGAACTGGAGGCCGAACTGGCCCGTAAAAATGAGCTTATACAGAGCTATCAGAGGCAGTTATTTGAGTACCAACTCCTCCAGACAGCCCAGGAGTCACCAATACCAGCCCCCAGAATTATTATGATGAACTGAAAAAATGGGCAGTTTATCCATATCAAAAGTAAAGGGGGTCCGGGCCGGTGGGCTAAGGATACCACCCATGGGACCCCGTGAGCCGGAACTCCCCAAAAGGGCCAAGATCCTACCCCCGGAGCTCCCGTTTACGGACCAGGAGCAGACATTTACCCGGATGCTGAAAAAGGAGCCACTACTGGAGAGGCTGGTAAATAATCTGGACCTGGTAACAGAGGAGACAGGGGAACAGCCACGGAGGACGGATACGGAGGCCCCAGCTCCTGGATCTGATCCACAGGCAGAGTTAAGGAACACCAAGCCCGGGAGAACACTACGGGAGATAGCCCTAACAATTCTGGACCCCCTGACCAGCTACAGCCGGGAGGAGATAATAGGGAAGATCCGGCAGGGCACCGGGGTAAACCAGGAGAGGGCGGAGAATGGATTTAATTTAATGCTGGAGGCCGGGGAAGTGGAGGAGGTACCCGGCCAGGATATTTACTACCTCCGGGGATCTTCCCCGTTTTAAATGATAGCGAAAATGGAAAATATTGAATTTAGCAGTTTTGAGGAGTTTATGGACTACCTCCTAGATAACGAAATGGACTTTAATACTCTGGCCTATTTTACTTTTAATATGGGTAAATCTCTCCGGAAACAGTCCGAGAATATCCAGGGGCTCTATTAAATTATAGACGGGTATAAGGAGGCTCTAAAATTCCGCCAGAATGTAATTGATGCTATCCGGTGGAAGTTTATATCTGAGGGGGGAGAGACAACGGCCAGGATAAGGGCCCAGGGAGAGCAGTATTTTAAAGGGGTATTAAACTGAGAAAATGGATAACAGGAGGATATACTGGAGTAGATTTAACGGGGTGCCTCTGCCAGATGGGGCCGTAAGGATAGACCGGGGTACCAGGTATGGAAACCCCTACCCTGTGGCCACCTATGGCCGGGAGGAGGCCATGGAGCTGTACCGGGTATATCTGGCCTGGGTACTAAAGTGGAGGATGTTAGACCTCCGGCCTATTATAGGCCATAACCTGGCCTGTAGCTGTAAGCCTGGGGAGCCCTGCCACGGGGATATCCTCCTGGAGAAGATAGAGGAGCTGTATAAAGGGTATAACGGGTAATTATGGAAAACTTTTCCGAAAATACAGAGGATAACGGCCAGTAAACACGATAATAACGGTAACAACCATAAACACAGTAATAAAATGAGCTTAGGAACAAAACAAAACAAGACCTTTTTAAATATCCGGGAGGGCCGGATAATCAAAAAGGGCAGGGATGGCCAGGAACAGAATTTTGACTATATGGAGGGCTACCTGGTGGGACTATATAAACGGGAGCGGGAGTTTAAGGGGGAGAGACTGGAATACTGGTATTTTGACCTCCAGGACCCCAACGGGGGGGAGATCTATAGTCTATCCGTACATTACTCCTCAGGGGTGGCCAAGAGTATTATAAACGCCCTGGCCTCTGCGGATGAGCTGGGGCTGGTGAGGCTGGAGGTATACCAGAGCGGGGACTATACCAAATCTGTAGTTTATAACAACGGGCAGAAAATGGCCTGGAAATATACCGAGCTCCCCCCGGTAAAAGAGATCCAGATAGGGGGGCGGATGGTAAAGGATGACAGCCGGAGGATGGAAATTATAGAGAAGATAGCCGGGGAAGTGGTAAGCAGGATAAAATATACAGCTATATGAACAGCGTAAAAAATACGGCTCAGGAGTACATTACCTCCGGGCTATCTGTTATCCCCCTAGTGGGGGAGAATAGTAAGGACCTGGATATTAAAAAACCAGCGGTATACTCCTGGGGGGCCCTGCAAAAAACACCGCTAACCACGGAGGAGGCGGAGCTCTTATTTAATCAGAAAACAATACGGCCAGATCTGGTGGAGGAGAAAACCGACAGGGACGGGAAAAAATACACCGAAAAAGGGCTCAGGACCTTTACAGATCCCCACGGCTTAGGAATTATTACCGGATCCGGATCCGGGAGCCTGGAGGTAATAGATGTGGACACGAAGCACGACACCACCGGGACGCTGTGGGATAGTTTTAAAACCCTGCTGGAGGATAACCTGGAGGACCTTTACCCGGAGCTGGTAATAGCACGGACTAGGAGCGGGGGCTATCATATTTACTACAGGTGCCGGGAGATAGGCCGGAATATAAAACTATCTGTAAAAGAAAACCGGGAGGTACTTATAGAGACCCGG